TTGTACCCACGATATCCGAGCCCAATTGGACCCACAAACTGGTAGTTGCGTTGTATTCATATATTTTTACATGACCCCTATTGGCTGATGTATCCTCTGTAGCCGCGTCATTTAGGGATCCACCAATAGCCAAACGGGTTCCATCCCCAGAAATAGACACAGCTCTACCAAATTTATCTTCACCCGCTGTACCATCTATGATCTTCCCCAATAGGGTTGGTTCGAGACCTACACTCCTCGCAGCATTCTCAAACTTCTGATTTCTCAAGAACCAATGAAAACACTTCACTGGTATAGATGGAACAAGATTGTTCTTTATACTGTCATTGTTTAACTCACTTGTGATGACCGGGTGTTTTTTAACAAGGTCGGTAGTTAGGGTGTGAGGTTTAGAAGCAAAGTATTGCCGTTCTTCACCACTCAATGTAATTTCCTCTGTGACGAGATTGAAAGATTGTAATTCGAGAGTATCTGTGGTATTTGTGAAAAATTCTTGGTTATGGAATTCCAATTCAAACACAATCTTTTGTTTGTAAATAGAGCATATAGGAAAATATGGACGATTCGGTTTATTGGTGGGGTGTTCATCACTCGCATACTTCCGTGAAAAGAAGAAGTGTAGGGGTACAACAACTTCTGTGCTACTCCTAGCAAAGACCTCCGCCCCAACAGATGCATCATACCCAAGGTTTCTATTTACCAGGAATCGGTTAGCCACCTTTTCAGACATTTCTAAATAAAGCTCATCATAGATAATCCCCCAATCATCATGTAATTTCTCAACTTCTATATCATCCACAAACATTGTAACACTTTTTAAGATATGTCTCCCAATTTGATCTGCGTAATTACCATCGGTGATACCAGGTAGAGTAATACTCAACCACATGTTACTCAATAGGTCACCCATATTGGTTGGGTTGAATTCAACTTTTAGGGTCTGCCCAAGTGGCCATTTAGGCACCTGACCAGGATTCACTACGTTACGACTTCTATGATATTTTCTAAATTCTGAATGTCTTATTAAATCTTTGTAATTAAAGAATGAATCATCTGGGTCTTTGGAAAGAAGATATGTATCCTGCTTTCCAATAGCCTTGAGAGAAATCTTTGCAGCTTCACCCATACTTATCTATTGTTTATATATTTTTAATATCATTTTCCCACATGGTCATCGGGGTCGTTGATCGTAAGACCTCGAGTTCCTTTTTCGTTTGCTTCAACTCTTTGAGGAGGGTTGCGACACGTTCCTCCGTGTATTCCACCGTCCTAATATTCAGAAGGTAGTCATATGACCCGTCCATTTTTGTAAAGATTGTTGCCATTTCCCTCTCGAGTTCTTGTTTCTTCTTTTTAAAAACAATGAGACCCCCCTCGATAACCATAGTGACAAACTTTGCGCGGTTGTCATACATTTCACTCTTCGTCTGGAGTACGTCGATGAGATGTGCTTTGCGTTTTTTGTAATAGTCACATCGGAGATCAATAAAATCTGATAGAATCAATTCCGGGCTTTGGTATTTGTGGATACCCTTCGTTGGGTGAAATAGGTGCATGTTCGTCGTACGAACAGTCTTTTGGAGCTTGAGATCTTTGATGATATCCTTACCAGTATACTCCTGAATAACAAAGTCAACGTCTTCTGTTGTACTGTTATTTGTGTAATTCCCAATCACCTTCTTTTCAACTAGGGTATCGAGATACTCCTTGTAATCCTGGGTCCATCTCCCGGGTGGTAGTTCAGACACTTTGATCGTGCGACTGATAACTTTCCAAACCCCTTCGGTTATCCATGTATCATCTTGCTCAAACACACGCCCCTTGAAGCCCCTGAACCAAGGTTTCATTTTTTGAATGGGTTTACCCGTGATGTGATTGAGAATGTTTTCTCGAATATCCTTTGGGTTAAATGGGGGAACGTAACAACTAAATCCTGTACCGATACCTTCAGTCCCATTCACGAGAACCATTGGTAGGGTTGGCATATAAAACTCGGGTTCGATAGACCTCCCATCGTCATCGAGATAGTTGAGGATGGCGTCATCCTTAGCATCGAAGATGGATCGAGTCTGATTCGATAACCGTGTAAAAATGTACCTCGTTTGTGAGGCATCCTTACCCCCCATAAGTCGTGTACCAAATTGACCACACGGTTCAAGTAGATTGATATTGTTAGAACCCACATAGTCATTCGCCAACTTCACGATCGTATCTGCCAGGGATACTTCACCGTGGTGGTAGGAACTCTTTTCGGCGACATACGCAGCCAATTGGGCCACCTTCATCTCGGCAGTCAAATTCTTTTGGAAACACGAATACATAACCTTCCTTTGGGACGGTTTGAGACCATCTGCAACGTGGGCGATCGAACGCTTCAAATCAGCGAGACTGAAATTCACAAGATCCTTGTAAATGAAGTCGGTGATAGTGAGTTGCTTGACATGTCCATAGGGTACTTCCAACTCTGTGGCATCTTTTGCGGTACTCTCAAGAAGCCACGTTTTACGCGCATCAGCCTTCTTTTTGTCAAACGCGAGAACAATAGAATCATCTGTCATGACATCCATATCAAACTTCACGGTGAGTTCTTGGATTTTCTTGAAGTATTCCCGAGCCTCTGCAGATGTGGAGGTACCGAGACCCTTGTAATATTTGATACGCCACCCATTCTTCCCCTCTCCATACCACGTCCGGAATGCTGAATCGGTGTAGAATGACTTTGAGTCAGACCCCTTGGATGCCTTGATGATGGGGGTTACCATACTCACAACAAAGTTGAACTTGAGGAGACTCGGCCAGAAGTAATGAATCATGTTGAGAATGAGACCCTTGATGTGGCTTCCATCATTATCGGCATCTGTCATAATCATGAGACGGCCATAACGAAGCTCTGAGACATCCTTGTACTCCTTACCTTGTTGAAGCCCCAAGATCTTCTTGAGATCATTAAACTCCTGGTTAGATGTGAGTTGGGAGACTGAAACATCCCTCACATTCTTACACTTACCACGGAGTGGGAATACCCCAAAATGATCACGACCAACCACAGAGAGACCGGCGACAGCCAATGTCTTTGCCGAATCACCCTCCGTCACAATCAGTGTACATTTAGAAGATTGGGCTGTTCCAGCTTTGTTGGCATCATCCAATTTGGGAATCCCAGTAATTTTAGACTTGCGCGCACCATCAGTCTTTTTGAGTTCCTTCATCTCCTTGAACTTTGAGAGAGCAGTGAGTTCCTCACCGATACCCGTTTTGAGAACATTCTTGATGAAGTTCTTTGGTGGTTCAAACTTACTCCCAAAGTCTTGGGCTTTGAGGGTGCATTCAGATTTCACCTGACTCGAGAACGTTGGGTTCTCTAGGATCGCCTTCACAAAGATATTGAAGGTGTTCTTCACTTGCTGGGGCTTCAACTTAATCTTCTTTGCCATATCCTCAATGACACCACTCGCAATCAAAGATGCCACGTGGTCTACATGTGTACCACCCTTGGTTGTACAGATCCCGTTTACAAAAGACACCTGTTCGAGGCCATTCTCGGATGGACCAATACACACGGACCAACGGTCATTTGAAAATGTACACACTTCCCCGACACCTTGATGCATCTTGGCGTACACCTCAAAGTTTTGTTTGGGGAGTACATCCCCATTGAACTTAATCTTACAATTAGGGCTTGTGCATATGTTCGCGTCCCAGACTCTCTTTTGGAAAATCTTATAAATTGGGAAATCCATCTTGGACATCCCAAACCTCTTCCAATCGGGGGTGAAAGTGATAGAAACGGATGATGTAGCACCCGCATGTTTCTTGATTTTGGGTTGTTCACACGTGGTCATATTGTTGGACCATTTTTGTGTGTATGTTTGTTTAGTCTCATGATCCTTTATGACGATGGAAAAATTTGAAGAATAAATGTTCGTCAATTTAGCCCCATACCCATTTCGACCACCAACGATGCGCTTCTTAGAGTCATCATAGTTGGTACTTGTGAGAAGATGTCCAAATGTTAATTCAGGATTCCAAATACCCTCCTTCTCATGCATACGAACCCCGACACCACCAATGGGTCCGTTGTTCTCGATAGTCACTGAACCGTTAATTTTATCAACATCGATGGAAATGGAGGTGACATTCTTGGGGTATGTGGAGTTGCGGTCGATTGCGTTGACGAGGATTTCATCAAAGATTTTCAAGAGCGCTGGGGAATACTTGAGGTTATTCTTCTCAAATTGGGAGTTATCACCGTTGAGAACCCAATACGGTTCGACATTCAAGTCTACGGGTCCGACATACGAGTCAGGTCTCTTGAGAATGTG